CTGATATGAGTTATCAGCAGCGCAAGGGTCAGAGGGATGTAATTAAAAAATATTTTAATAAATTTGGTAGACAAAAAGCGATAGACAGATTTGGTGCTGATACCATCAAAGAGTTGGGTGGCAAATACTCTCGCTCTACCAGCACTAACTTTGCTAGAAATGCTTCTGTAAAACTTCTTGGTAGAAGAGGTGCGGGAAAAGCAGCAGGTTTTCTTAATAAGGCATCGCTTAAAGCAATCAAGGGTGGATTTGGAAAGATACCTATCTTAGGTCCAATTGTTGTTGCGGTCTCATCCTTACTCGCTGGTGAGCCAATAGGTCAGGCATTATTTAAGGCTGTTGGTGCGGCAGTTGGTGGATTACTTGGAACTGCTATTCCGATTCCTATTCTTGGTACGATGTTAGGTGAGGTTCTTGGAACCTTTGTTGGTGATCTGCTCTACGAATTAATTCTTGGTAAAGGTGCTGGAGAAGCATTAAGAAAATTAACCAATGCGGTCAAAACTGCCCTGGACGTGGGTGGATTGATTGTCAACTTCTTCAAAGAAGGATTTGGTAGATTTATTAAACAAGTATTTGAGAAAGATCCGGTCACAATACCAAGTGGAGCTGGACGAAGAGTAGCTGCTACCAAGATAGTAGAATTTTTAAATATGAAGGATTTCCTCAGGCAGCGAGGATATATTGATAATAAAGATCAGGTAACCAAATTCCCAAATATTCTCAATCTGGTCAATCCTTTTGCGTATATACCGATGCTGGGTGCGGCATTCTTCCCTAAAATATTTGGACAAGTACAATCTCCCGCACTAGTTCCTGGTAAAGTGAAGGAAGAACCTAAACCTAAAGGTAGACAGGGAAATGTAACAAGAATGACCGCAGGTCCACAGAGTGGACTAGAAGATACCACTGATGTAACCGCATCTGGTGCTGGTGGTAAGGGTATGATTACTGGACCAGCAGGTTATGATAGGATTGGTGCTGGTGCGGCATATCATGTTGACACTAAGTTCCATAAAAGCATAGGAATGAGTGGAATGATTTCTGCCATGGATCAGATGGCAACTGCCTATGCTGCTAAAGGAAAAGAGATGGTATTCTCTGGTGCCGGTCCAGCAAGATTACAGGCATACACATCAGGATTAGATACTGAACGAAAGAAGTCTTTACTTAATAGTGCGATAGACGCTCACAGTCACTCCACATTTATGAGGGCACAGGGATTCCTCCCATTTGATTATTATATTCCTGATAAAGGTATTAGGGATTTGTATCATCCATCCACTGAGAAAGCAGAAATTTTATTGCCAACTTTTGGTGGTAAGACGAATGTTGGATCACTCTATGGTGGTTATGGAAAGAGTGCTAACATATATGATTCAGCTGGTAAACATGTTGCCATGACAGGTCATGGTGATCTCGCTTATAGTAAGGGTGGGTTTACGCAATCAGGGGCACATCAGATAACAGTTGGTGAAGAGGGTAGAGAATTTGTGCTCGACGCAGATTCAACTAGAGCATTGGAGGGAACCTTCCCTGGATTACTAAAAGCACTTAACAAGGCAGACGGAAATCAAGCTTTAGCAATATTGAGTTCTTATGCTGATTATGAAATGGCAGAGGTGGTTCCTGTCGTGGTTGAAAAACCTGTTCCGGTTCCGGTGCCCATGGGAGGAGGTGAAGACAGAGCTAATGTTATGCCCAGGACTGTTACTAGTGGAAGGTCTTTCTCAGATATCCTTTACAAAGGTGGTTAAATAGATATAAGAGGCAATACTTATGACATCCACGAAAGTCACAACTGCTCAAGCCACACCGGCATCAGTAGAAAAAATAAACATTCTTTCATCCAAAACACCAGGGAAAAGTGTATCTGTTGTAAATGGTTTAATTGAAGTAAGATACTATGAGAGTATCCTACAGGATTCGGTTATGGCTACCGTTAATTTTGTTGACTCTGGTAATACAATCGAGGATGAAAAAGGAGTAGTAAAAAGCGCCCTTGAAGGACTTCCGATTGTGGGATCAGAGAAGGTAGAATTCAGTATGACTGATCTGAATGAAAATAAAATTGAGTATACTTTTCGCGCAAATAATGTTACACCAATTAGCGATAGCACCACTCAGGGTGTTGTCGCATTAAAGTTGGTATCTGAGGAATTTGAACTCAATGAGGAGGTTAGGGTAAATAAAAGATTTGATGGGAAACCATCCGATGCTGTTAAAAGAATACTAACAGAGTTTTTAAAAACTGAAAAAGATATAAGTGATATTGAGGAGTCAACTGAATGTGGGATAATACCCGCACAGAAGAAACCATTCTATGCTTTGAATTGGTTGTCTCAAAGATGTGCTCCTATTGATAAGGAGGGAGCAACGGCAGGATTTTTCTTTTACGAAACTTCTAAAGGATATCACTTTAAATCAATTGATTCATTGTTGTCACAAGAGAAGAAAAAATCTATCATCTATAATGAAACAACTGATAATAGGGGTGCGGATATCCCTGAGGGATATGATATATCAGCACTGTCATATTATAAGGACAACAGGATTGATGTTCAAAGAAAATTAGAATCAGGATTTCAAAAGACTAGACTGGTTTCTTTTGACTTATGGGATTGTAAGTATCAGGTATCAAATCCAAAACTGATTGATAAAGAACAATCATTATCCCTTGGGGGAAAGGAACTACCTAAGATGAGTGAGGAGATTGATGAAAAAGGAATGGGATTTCATAGAACAATATATTGTATTCGGGATACCGGATCTTTACCACCGGGTAGCACCCAGGAGCAACTAGAAAAGTCAAAGGATGAAAACTTTAAGATAGACAATATTAAAAATCAGGCAATTATGCGCTATAATTCATTGTATGCTGCTACGGTTGAGATCACCATACCAGGAGATTTTTCCCTACACGCAGGAGACGCAGTTTATTTTGATGCGCCCTCACCCCAAAGAGATACAAAAAATGACGATGTTGACCGTCAAATTGGCGGACTATATATTATATCGGCATTATGTCATTTAGTTAACGCACAAGGGACTTACACTAAACTTAATTTAGTAAGAGATTCCTTCGGTAGAAAAGCAGGGAAAGAACCAGAAACTGGTAAACCAGTCACTGAAACAAACATTCCTGGTGTACAACCCTCTTATCAACGAACAGGTTCATACGGATCGTTTGGCACTGTAACTACATTTTAAATATAAACTATGGAAAAAAATATCGAAACTCATATTCAGAAGGACAAAGATATCCTTCAAGATCCAACGATTTCTCCTCAGATGCGTCGTCATACCGCAGATGAGTTGGAACATCTAGAGCGTTATGCGAAAGAACACGCTAAAGATATTCAAGCAGGAGATCATCATGATCCCAGCGCATTTGAAATGTATTGTGATGAGAATCCAGAAGCAGACGAATGTAGGATTTACGAGGATTAATGGAAGGAGGAGCACTATTTGATCCTGGTTTTCTAGGAGGGAATTTCAACTGGTGGATCGGCCAGGTTATGGACGATTCGACGTGGAGAGACAACAGTTTACCTGGAAAGTTTGAGGACCCAAATAGTATCCCTGGATGGGGTAGAAGATACAAGGTTCGTATCATGGGTCTCCATGATAAGGCAGAAGAATCTATCCCATCAGATCAGTTGCCTTGGGCTAATGTAATGTATCCCATCACCGCTGGTGGTGGTCAGGGAGGAGCATCACAAACACCCTCAATTCGTCAGGGCAATTTTGTATTTGGATTTTTTCTTGATGGTGAGGATCAACAGGTCCCCATCATCATGGGTATTCTGGGTAACAATGCCCAGACCCAATTAAATTTAAAAACTGGAACAACAGAAACAAACTATACACCCACCAGTGGATTTGCTGATGGACAAAATCCACCACCAGGAAGTGCTAAACCAACAGCACCGGATGAGGTTTTAGTTACAAAGAAACCCAGTAATTCTGAGCAAGCAAAAGAACTCGCACCCCCAGCACCAGGAGTAAAACTTGATAAGTATGGATTAGATCCAACTAAAACTCTCTCAAGAAGACAACTCCAAGTTGCCACAGATGCGAGAGAGGAAGCAAGAAATAGAGGAGCAAGTAGGGAGGAGGTAGAGGCTGCTGCTAAACAAGCAGTTGCTGATGACCTAAAAACAAGGAGAAGATTACAAGAGTCCCCATCAACACCAAGTCAGGGTAATCCTACAAAAGAAAACCCTGATGCGATGCATCAACTCTCTGCTGCTGATGTAAAACGTGAGACTAAGATTCGGGAATGTAATGTTGTAATGACACCTGACCCTGATCAATTTGTCCAGTCGGCAATATCAGCAATTCAGACGGTCATCACATCATTAACAGAAAAATTAAATTCATATCTGGCAGCAATATCGAGTTATATTGATGCGGTATCTACTCCCATACAGAATGTTCAGAAATTAATCTCTGATGCTGCATGTGAAATCGCAAAATATATGAAGATAATCTTTGACAAAATCATGGATTATGTTCTGAAACAAATGAATAAGGTGATGACAAAAGCGGTGGCAGCATTACCCACTGATATGCGAGCTATGTTTGCGGATATAAAAGAAAAGATTGTAGAATTAATTCTGTGTTTATATGGAAAACTCACGGAGAATATCTGTGGTCAGATAGAAAGTGTCTTAACTGATGCCCTGGATATGGGAAATGCTGAGGCAAAGGCACGGGCAAATTATGAAACTAACTCTGATGATATCAAAAGACAACCAACAGTTCCAACATGCTATGCTGAGGATGTGGTTGCGGCACTAATCTATACAAATGAAAGTGAAATTGATTCTGCTAATCAAAATCTTATTGATAATGTAGGTGAATTTATTAATGATATGCAGAGCGAACTTGCGGGTGTAAGTGGATCTATAAATGATATCTTAAATCAGATAGGAGATTTTTCTGGTAGCATTAGTTCTGCTTTAAGTATTCCAAGTATGAAACTCAATATTTTTGGATGTGAGTTAGAACCTAATCCCGCAGTATCTGATAAGTATTGTATGGCAACTGGTGGATCTGCTCAACCGGATACAGGATTCCCAAGTTTTGATACCATCTCTGAAGAAATTACTGGCAAGATTAATGCACTTCCTAAAATTCCTAAAATTGGTACAGCACCTGAAACACCATTCGCACCACCAACCCCAGGCACTCCTGCTCTTGACCTCCTGGCAGGTAACTAAATATCTTTACGGCAAATAATAAGTAGTCAATAAATCAGTATGTCGTTTAACCTCTTCGGACCATCAGATAAGAATGATATTAGGGTTGGATATATTTCAACCACAAGAGGTTATGTCGGCAATATTAGCCGCTATGAGGCAAACCTGGAGGCAAAATTAAATCCAGGAACTCAATTCATCCTTAGACGAAGGGATAAGATTGAGTTCATGAACATTAATAAGGTCAATGAACTCACACCGAAGGACTTTATTCCAACAAACTCTGGAACCAAGGGTAATTGTAGTGGAATAATAGGTCTTGATATCTATGAGGATGATGATGGTAGTGGTAGTGGTAGTGGAGATGGAAGAGGTGGAGATGGTAGGGGTGGAATAAAACCAGAAGCATATAAGGATGAGTTTCCCAAGGTTCGTTTTTCTG